TAACTATAGCAGCTTCAGCAGCAGACAAAGTAAGAGAACACTGAATGTAATAAACCTGATCAGGATCAGTTATTACAAAGAATTTTACGTCCGTGGCGCTCGTCCCACCCGGCCAATACCGGGAGAACTTTTGCTCCCCGTTTTCCACATATTGACACCCCATAAAAACCCCGGAAGGTTTAAGAGTGGTAGCAATAAAAGGTGAAATAGTAGCAAAGTTTGCTCCCGGCATAACAACCGGATCACCTGTGAAAATACTATTAGAAGGCGATTGTGCCTGTCCTGTAGACGTAAGGGTAATCATATCGGTTACCGCTTCCGTATTGTAGGCACCGCCTTTTTTACGAGCAGGGATGAAGCCACGAAATGCTTTAGTAGTAGACATTTGTTCATCTCCTTATTAAATTAGAGATACGTCAATCTTGAAAAGAAGGTTGGCGACCTCTGGTTGTTACAGATTTACTTGTATTACTAATAGGCATACGAGAATCAGAATTTTTCATGAGTTGTGCATTGACTGCATCCATCTGTTCATTAGCCTTTTTCTCATAAAACTTTTGCCTAGCCCTTACCTTTGCAGTTGGCTTCTTAGCCAATGCTAAGTCTCCACGACAGACTGCTCCAAGATAACGACCTTCTTCCCTTACGAAGGATGTAATAGCCATTTCGGGTACTTCATCAGGAGTTACGAAGACCCATCCTTCCTGTTGTTTTTTACCAACATTCATGATGTCATCTACACCTTTTACAGATATGCGAATCCAACGTAAAGACATTTCTTCATTATCAAATCTCGCTTGTACCATCTCTGGTATTGTAAGGGCATCTGGCTCCTCAAAAGTGTATTCTTCTTCTCTTGTTGTAGCTTCCCTTGTAGCACTACTACGTTCTGTTTCATTTCGTGTCATAGTTCATTCCTCCACGTTTATATAACATTTGTATAGTTGCCATCAGCATCATTAACTTTAAGCTTTTCGGCAGCATATTGTTCAAGCGGTATATTCCATTTCTGTGCAAGTCTAACATCTTCTTTTGTTAACTTAACTTTATTAGAATTGGACTGGGATAAACGTGATCCCCCAGATACTACTTGAGCAGGTATTGACGAGCTTTCCTGCACACGGTCTTGATTAAAAGCCTTACTCATTCTATTATCAATTTCCTGATAAAATTCTTCCTCACCTGGATTATAACCTTCTCCCTTTAGTTCGGCATCAATTGCCAGGGCAGCAGCAGTCTTTATATTATCTTGTCCAAACCAGCTATTTTTAGCCGCCCATGATTCTGCCATAGGATTAGTTATTTGTTGAGGAGGAGCATGTTGAGGAGCTTCTGGCTGTTGAACTGGCTCTGGTACTTCTTCATACTGTTGCTTTGCAGAAGACACAGCTTTTAAATCAGCTTGGGCTTCGTTCAACATCTCTTGCGCCTTTAATAGTTTTTCTTTTTCTCCTTCTTCGAAAGCTTCCATATAAACAGTTCTGGCAAGCTCAATTTTATCAGTCAATTGTTTTTCAGAAGCATCTAAAGTTAGTTTACTAAAGTCTGATACTTCCTTATCTTTCGTTCTGAGAGTTTGAGATAACTCTTCATTTTTTTGAATGAGAGTAGAAATATGTTCGTCACGTTCTTTTCTCTGTCGAATAAGTTGCCTTATTCTTTTTTCAGCACCCTTTGTTTCAATACCTTCTAGTTCAGGCGCATTCTCTTCTTCTATAGGAGGCTCTGTTTCTACCTCTTCTTCGATTTCTATTTCAATTTCTTTCTCTTCATTCGGAACTTCTACTTTGTTCCACTCTTCTTTTTCAGCCATTATTCCCTCCGTTGTTTACGAAACAAACGATTTAACGTATAGTATATTATACCATAAAAATATTCATTTCACAAATATTTTTTAATTAGATCCCGTTCCAAGATTAAAAGTAGGGTCAAGATCTTTAGGATCTTCTACCTTCATGGTAATCTGATCATCAAAAAGTAAGATAAGTCTTATACCTTTATAGAATAATTTAGTACCTGCATGTTTACCATAACATACATAATCTCCGACAGTACACCAAGCACCGGCAGGAAACTTATCTTTGTCAAGATAAGCTAGATCACCCAGAGTCAAGACTTTTCCAACAGTTGTTAGATAGGCCATGTCTTCTCTAGTTGAATCTGGAAGCAAAATTCCACCCTTAGTTTTATTCTTAACTGATACTGGTCTTACTAAAACATGAAAGCCTGGAATATCAGGAAGAGTTTCAGGATCTTTTGTTTCTTCTGGATCAGTAATCCATGAATCATTTTTAATAGCATTACCCATTTCTACTTGTTGCATTTTATTCCTCATCATCTGCATATGTTCGTTTTTTAATAATATCAGTAAGATTCGTTCTGGCCCATTCTAAGCCTTGTATTGAACCTACTAACTGTCGGTAATGAGAATAATCTTCTGCATTACCATCTCCTAATAGTACTCTTAATTTCTCTATTTCTTTATTAAATTCAACAATAACTTCATCCCAAATTTCCATGGGTTAAGTCTTTTTACCCTTTGTGGGATTTGGGTACTTCCATTCATCATAACCCCATTCATCCAGACCAGCCTTTGTTTCCCATTGGCCTATTGCATCAACCTTGAAGGGATCTCCATAAGTTACTGGTTTATCAGAGCTTGTTTTTTTATCAGTAATATATCCTTTACCTTTCTTCATCTGTGGAACTTGTTTCATCTTTAGTCTCCTTCTTTGTTTGTTCTATAGCCATTTTAACTAGGGCATCCAAGCCCTTTGTATCAAGAGCAGTATCATTCTTCTGCATCTTTTCTATCAGGTCTTTTAAAATTCTTTCTCGTTCAACGTCTAGTTTTTTATCCGAAAGTTCAATATCTGTCATTAACTCCATTACCTTGAGTTCTTTCTTGGACTCTCTATCCTTTTCAGATTTCTCTTGCTTGAAGTTATCTGTAGCATTTGTTTTTAGAATATCAATAATCTGTTCATTCTCATCCAGTTCAAGCTGCTTATTTTTCAATTCCATTTCTGCTGCCTGAACCATAGTATCTGATTGAAGCTTCTGTTTCTGAAGTTCTACCTTGGCCTGTTCCAGAGAAACAAGCTGTTGTTCTGGAGACTGGGCCTGACCCATTGCCATGTTAGCATTCATAACCTGTTGGGCAGCTTGTCCCATTATCATTTCTATAGCACCAGGATCTTGAGCCTGTTCAGGTGGCATCTGACCCATAAGCTGTTCGGTCACCCCATTCATCTGTTCTTGATACTTCAGAATGGAATGCTCTTGAATGTTAGCCTGTATAAGTGGCTGTATCCTCTGCATGATGGGATTAGCCCCATTGGCAGGATCTTGAAGATAAGCCATCTTTACCTGAATATGTGCATCATGATTCTGACCTGGAAAGGCTGCAATGGGAATTCCCTTTGTTGCCGCCATGATATCAGAGACCGGATCAAGAGGTTTTGGTTCTATCTTGGGAGGAAGGATTTCTTCCAGGTTCGGCATATTGGCTGCATGAAGAATAGTACGGTTCAGAGCTTCCATGTTAAACATTCCTGGCGGTGACTGTTGCGCCATCTGCAATGCCATATTAGCCATCATCATACGATGGGCATTGCTGGGAATGTTGGGATCTGAAACAGGAACAATATCTATACGACCATCAAAGTCCTTTTTAAATATGCTTCGATCTTCAAAGGGAACATCATAAGGATATTCATCAGGAAGATAATCATAATTGATCTTGGCAAGAATCCTGAATTCATCTTTCTGTGATTTATGTACCCTCTTATGAATTGCTGTAAAGAACTTACTACTGGCTTCTAGGAGAGCCATAGTCGTTCCTACAGGTCCATAGGAGGCAGCATCAGAGATAACGTATAATAGCCTTTGACAAATCCATACCAGTTGCCTCAACCTCCTTGAACTCGCCGGGAGAGATAGGTTCATTATCACCTACCATTCTAAGTCCCTTGGCTTTAAAACCACCAGGAAGATTGGCGAACTGACCAGCATCAATAAGAGATCTCATTGCCGCTGTTGCACTCATGGTTAGATTTCCCAGAAAGTGGATCAAGCCAAGTCCATAGAAACCAAATCCAGGTACAAAACGATAATGAACAAAGTGACTTCTTTTTTCCATGTTCGGATCGTTTTGTTCATAGTTTCTACGAATGCTTAAAACAATTCTGCTTTGTTCTTCTACTGTAACAATGTAGGGAAGAGATTGATCTTTCTCTTCAATATCAAGATAACAGTGTTGTTCAAGAAGAATATATTGAGGATCTTTATCGGAAGACGGAGACAATCCTAGAATCGTATCCAGCTTCTCCGTAAAGGGAGTCATATTTGCTTGATTAGGTTCAGGAAGTGTTATATCTTTATAGACATGTGTATATCTATCTGCATTTCTTAGATCAGTTGCATAGTAAGATATATAAAACTGATCAATAGGAATAAACTCCGACATTGGCCTTTTAAGTGTGGAGTTATAGTAAACTTTCTTAAAGGCTGATCCAATCAGAGGAAGATGGAATAGCATTCTTTCAAACTCATCAAAGTATTCCGGCATCTGTTCGGTAACCTGATAGTTCATGAAGTTCTGAACCCGGTTAGCCTGGAGTTCCTTTTCAGGAGTTACCTTACCCAGGATGTTAGCCTTTACAGGACCAGAGGAAGGAAACAGTTCTTGCGAAGCCTTGGACTGGAACTTAACAGCCGACTCAATGAGAAGAGGATGTACTGCTGTGCAAGCTCCTTCAAATGGTTCTGTTCCCGCCTCAAGCTTGAGTCCTAGTAAATCAAATCCTCTTTCAAACATAGATTCCCATTCACTTCTGGAAGCCTTGTCAGCCTGATAATTTTCAATTACATCCAGGGAAATATCTAAAAGATCTTGATCATCCAGAGTTTCACTAAGATCATTATACCATTCAGCAATCTCTTCCGAAGGTTTCATCTGAACATCTTCCTGTTCTGAAAGATCTACAATCAGACCACCATCAGTATCAACTTCAAAGGTAGCATCTATATCTGTTTCGGGAACCATAGGAACTACACTGGATAATTCTTCTGGTATTTTCTCGTATGGATTTCTTTCAACTGCCATTTCTAATTCCTAAAACGGTTCATAATCTTCGCCATAAATACTTTGAAGAATATCT